ATTATCAGAGCAGGACGCGGTTGGACAGACTCCAATGGCGTGAAGCACCCAACCAACTGGATGCAGTGGGATGATGCTACCAAGACTGCAATGGGTCTTGTGTGGGCAGATGATCCTGCACCATTCGACAATCGGTTCTACTGGTCAGCAGGGAATCCAAAGGCATTGGACGATGTGAATGAAGTCGATGAAGACGGTAACGCACTACTGGATGAAGATGGTGTGCAGATCGTTACCAAGGGTCTAAAGAGCAATGCAATCGCCCAAGTCAAAGCAACAGCGGGAAGCCTCTTACAACCAACTGATTGGATGGTTACGCGCAAGGCAGAGACAGGAACGGAAATACCAAGTTCCGTTGCAGATTACAGAACGGCTGTCCGCACTGCGTCAGGAACTATTGAAGCTAAAATCAAAGCTGTGAAGTCTCATACAGGTTTTATGAAGTTATACAATGCTCCGGTAGATTCTGAAGGTAATCCAACAGGAAACGCCCCTATAAACGATTGGCCTGAATCGGTATAATTGTTGAAACCTATGGGGATTTGTCATGGACTTGATGCTTTGGAACATTCTACTAACTGGTGGTTTAGGCATCATGTCCTGGTTCGCAAAGACCATGTGGTCAGAGCAACAACGTCTATCGATTCTTCTCAATAGAACACGAGAAGAAGTCGCTAAAGAATACGTCACCAAAGCAGAGGTTCATGCAGACATCAATCGCGTCATGGATCGCCTTGATGCCTTAGATGCAAAGATTGATCGCCTCATTGAGAATCGAGCAGGACAATGATTGCAGAACTGGTTGCTATCAATGCAGCCATAGCGGTCATCAAAGAAACTGCTAATCACGGCAAAGACATCATTTCATGCGGTCAGCAGATCGCATCATTCTTTGACAACAAAACCAAACTCGAAAAGCGCGTCCAAGAGAAAGGCCAATCCGACATGGAAGCCTATCTTGCACTTGTGGAAGCAAAACAGGCAGAAGCAGAGCTACGCGAAATTCTAGCCTTCACAGGTCACTTGCATGATTTCTATGCATTTCAAAGACAACGTAAAGAGCAGCGCAAGAAAGAACAATTGGCTCAAGTCAGAGCGAAACAGAAGAAAGCCAAACAGATCAAAGAGATAGCATTGGCATCTTTAATTATTATCGGTACACTTAGTGCAATCGGTATTGTGGTTTGGCTTTTGTGGCTCATGAAAAACAAAGGAGCAATCTAAATGTCTCAGTTTATGGATATGATCCGACTGCCAAACTACGGTCTTGGAGTCGCAAAAGGTCAGTTTGACGACATCACACACATTCATAAGTTCGGTGCTGTCCCTGCAATGTCTGTTAATACGACAGGCACAATTTGGGATATCAACGATACTCTATACCCCTGGTCAACTGTTGATGTAGGTGCATCTACACTAACTGTTGATTGTGCCTCTGCTAGCGATGTTGGCGAGCAAGTCGTCATCATTGGATTAGATGGTGATTGGAATGTAGCCCAAGAAACTGTGTCTTTGTCATCTCAGACAGGAAATGCTACTACGACTGCTTTCCGTAGGGTTTATCGCGCATATTTTATCGATGGCGCGGCAGCGATTAACGTAGGCAATATCGACATCAAATACAGCACAACTGTCATTGCTAGAGTCTCAGCAGAGAAAGGGCAGACGCAAATGGCTGTATATACGACTCCTGCTAATCACACTGGTTATGTTGTTCAGCTAGTAGGCACAATTCAGTCAGGCGGTGACGCTACGATTGATATGTTTGTCCGATATTTTGGGGAAGATAACTTCAGAAGTCAGCACACCTTTGAGGTTGCAGGTGTTGGCGGACAGTACATCATGCCGTTTACTGTTCCGTTAAACATTCCACCAAAGTCAGATATAGATTGTAGGGCGCGAGTGCGATCCAACAATTCAAGGGTAACGGCTGTCTTTGAAGTGATTTTGGACGAGGATTAAGAAGATGTGGATTCTGTTCGTTATCTTATTGGAGGCGGACAGATACTATGTCGCGCCACAAGGCATCTTTCCTAATATGGATGATTGCTTTGCAGCACATGAAGTATTCATGGCAACAGCACCACAGCCTAAGATTAACTACGATGCAATCTGCATTCAGACGAACCACAATATTGGAGGCGCATAATGCTTGGCGTTATTAGCAAGATGCTTGGATCAGGCAATGTGATCGAGAAAGGTTTAGACCTGATTGATAATATGCACACCTCAACAGAGGAAGAAATTGCAGCCAAGGCTAAGGCAAAAACCGATTTACTGTCCGCATATGCACCATTTAAGTTAGCACAGCGTTACCTAGCCTTGATGTTTGGATTAACATTTTTGTTGAGCTATGTCTTAGTCTTAGGGATGACCATCTCCGGCCAAGGCGATCCTGATGCCGTCACCAAGGTGATGGATCAGTTCTCAATCAACTACGCGATGCTCATTATCCTTGGATTCTATTTCGGTGGCGGTGCTGTTGAAGGATTCATGGAGAAGAAAAAGAAATGAGTTGGGAATCACCTTATTTTACGAGCGAGGAGATGTCATGCTCGCATACTGGATTGGAAAAGATGGACGCAAGGTTTATGGAGATGCTGACAGAACTCCGTGTAGCTTATGCGAAACCATTGCGCGTGACATCGGCATACAGAGACATCAGTCATCCAATCGAGGCGCGAAAGATCGATCGAGGCGCAACAAAAGGTGGTGCGCATACCACAGGTAAAGCAGCCGACATCGGTGTTGAACGTGGTGAAGCATATGAGGTGCTTAAACTTGCACTAGAAATAGGATTTACAGGTATCGGTGTAGCGCAGAAAGGATCGGGGCGTTTTCTGCATTTAGATATTTGTGAACCTGAAGATGGAATGATTCGCCCGACAATCTGGAGTTATTGAAGGAGCGAATAACATGGCTAAGGGAACACAACTTGATCCTAAGTTATTGGAATTTTGTCGAACGGAACAGCAACGAAAGAAACTAGAAGCTGTCATGGAGTGTGGGTCAATTCAGGCTGCGGCTAGAGCCTTGAATATGAACTACGCAACTGTCCACGAGGCGGTCAACAAGGTGAAGAAAAACGCAGAACAGCGTGGCTATTCACCAGATCACGATCTAACCCATGTCCTACCAGAAACGCTAAAACTCAGAGGCACATCAACGCTGTATCATGCTGAGAAAGGCATGATGATGCAGTGGGTGAAAACTCGCGCTGATGAAGAAGCACAAGCAAAAGCAGTATTAGAAGGAATCAAAGATGCGTTATCAGAGTTTGCAGGACTGGCAGAGCCAGTTCGTCACTGTGGATTCTCTGAAGAAGAAACTTGCGCGGTCTATGGTATGGGTGATGCTCACTTTGGAATGTTGGCGCATCAAGATGAAACTCAGATTGATGATTTCGATTCGGAGATTGCATATCGCGTCATGCAAGGTGCTGTGGACTACCTTACGCAAGCTGCTCCTGCAACTAAGGAAGCTGTGTTCATAAATGTCGGTGACGCACTCCACGTTGATAACAGATCGAACAAGACACCTGGTCACGGTCATCAACTCGATGCTGACACACGGTATTACCGGATCATCAAAGTATTCGTCTGGGCAATGATCCATGCGATTCGCAGGATGTTAGAGAAGCACGAACATCTCACGGTCATCAACGCAGCAGGTAATCACGATCCCGATTCAACGCAATGGATTCAGTTAGCACTGTCTCTGTACTTTGAGAATGAGCCACGGGTGACGATTGTCCAAGATGCCTCTGCATATCACTTTTATGCGTTTGGCAAAGTGTTACTAGGCGTGACGCATGGTGACGGTGCAAAGATGGAAGAATTGCCTCAGATCATGGCGCACTTACGGCCTCAAGAATGGGGTCAATCCACTCAACGTAGATGGATCACAGGTCACATCCACCACAAGACAGTCAAAGAGTTCAACGGCTGTACTGTGGAGTCCATGAACACGTTAGCACCTAGCGATGCGTGGCATGCTAAGTCTGGCTATTTTGCTGCAAGGGAAATGCAATGCATGATCTTCCACCAGGATCATGGGTTGGTTGCCAGAAACATTTGTCCAGTAGGGCTTGCCCATTCTTAGGATAAATTGTTATAAAGACACCTGAGATTCCCTTATCTCACTTCCGACTACTACTCCGTTTGGCCACCCAGTGTGGCCTTTTTTTATTAGACTAAAGTATTACTACTTAACCTTTGCAACAAAAAATCATAAGACTTAATATAGTGGTGTTCATTACATAGGAGCGATGATATGAACCAATCTGAATCTATTGCAAAGTTGTCTGCTGCTTTAGTTAAAGCACAGGCTGAAATGTCAGGCGCAGTGAAAGACTCTGCAAATCCGTTCTTCAAGTCCAGTTATGCAGACTTGAACTCAGTCATCAAGGCAATCAAAGAACCGTTTTCTAAATACGGACTAGCGTATACGCAATTCCCGTACAACGATGAAAATGGCGTAGGCGTTAATGTAGGCGTAGTCACACGTTTGATTCACGAGTCTGGTGAATGGCTAGAATGTAACTACACAATTCCTCTAACAAAACTTGATCCGCAAGCGGCAGGATCGGCTATCACCTATGCTCGCAGATATGCACTTCAGGCAATGGCAGGAATCCCTGCTGTTGATGATGATGGAGAAAGTGCTATGGGACGCAAGGAGAAGCCCGTAGGCGGACGAATTACTCGCAAGCAAGCACAGACACTACATGAGCTATTATCATTGACTGAGGCCGATGTCAGTAAGTTCTGCGCGGTGTTTAATTGTAGCGATGTAGATTCGATGGAGGCTAGTTACTATGACAAGGCATTCGCAATGCTTCAGAAGAAGGCTTCAAATAATGCTAAGTGATGTCTCAACGGCCATCTTGTTCTTAGAAATGCACAGGCGTTTGGCTAAATACTCGACAGGTGAATCACAGGATCAGTTCTTTGCTGATATTGAGCAATCAAACAGCAAGGCGTTCTGTGATCTGGATATTGCGTTGCATAGTGCTTTCACGGCTCATGCAACAACCATCATACAGAGGATTGCTGACGATGAAGATTCTTGAAATGGAACAAGGGACACCTGAATGGCTAGAAGCACGTTTGGGCTGTCCTAGTGGCTCAGGGTTTTCCAAGATCATCACGGCAAGTGGTACGCCTTCATCCTCTGCTGAATCGTACATTAACGATCTGATTGCGGAGTTAGTCACTGGCGAATCTACGCCTTTCCATGTGACGGAATGGATGCAAAGAGGCACAGAGCTAGAACCGTTTGCTCGCATGAACTACGAGTTAGAGAATGACGTAGAAGTGACTGAGGTTGGCTTCTGTATGCCTGACACTAATTTGCGCTGTGGTGTATCGCCTGATGGCCTGGTTGGTGATGACGGTGGTATTGAGATCAAGTGTCCTAAGCCATCGACTCATGTGAAGTATCTACGCAGTGGAAAATTACCTGCTGAATACAAGGCTCAGGTCATGGGCTGCCTTTGGATTACAGGACGCGAATGGTGGGATTTCATGTCATACCATCCGCAAATGCCGAATCTACTGATCCGTGTACATCGTGATGACGAATACATTGGTCAGCTAGAACGTCTGGTGACTCATGCTTGCCAGATTATTGAGAAAGAAGTAGCGGAAATTAAGGAGAAGCTATGAGCGAATATCAAAACTTTGGTGAAGGTGCATTGTTTAAGAACAATCGCAAAACGCAAGAAACTGACTTTGATTATTCTGGAGAAATAACAATCAACAAAGAAACTAGATGGTTGAACGCTTGGATCAATGAATCTCAAGCAGGTAACAAATACATGAAGGTTGTCATTGGAAATGTAAAACAGCCAAAGGAGCAGAATGTAGTGCAATCTGCACCACAAGCTGTAACACCAGATGTTACAACGGTGAATGATAAGATCCCTTTCTAGGCAATAAAAAGCCCGCGTGAAGCGGGCTACCTCTGGAGCGATAGAGGTGAGGCTAGTATAGCATTGAGGCGTATGATGGATAAATCTTCATACAAGCTAACAGAAGAAGATGTTGAACATATCTGCCAGTTGTTAGCTGAACAGGAACGACTCAAAACAGAGTGGCGTAAGGTGTCAAACCCTTCAATAGCGGACAAATTTGGCGTTACTACGTCCACGATTGAGTACATCAAGCGGAACAAATTAAGGAAGTATGCGAAATGACGAACGTGTTTCATCCGAANTTNAAGCAGAATCATTTGCAAGAGCTTGCGCTTGATATTTTAGATTGCATCAATGAGATGGGCAGCGAACGGAATCTTTCTGTCCCTGAAGCATTAGGTGTATTGGAACTGGTGAAAATCCAGATNATTGATGACGCAAAGGCAATGGAGTACGAAGACGATGAGTAAGCACTTTCATGAAATGGATCAGGCGAAACGTCACATCCGCATGGCTGATATCAAGTTGCAGATGGGTAACCCCAAGGAATGCAAACAAGAGCTAAACGCTGCAATCAAATTGATTAACTCAGTGGAGAAGGCAAACAATGGCAAACATGACAAAGAGGATTAGCCTTGTCGGTAAAGGTGATCGTCCTCGCAAAGTCGATCAGAAGAAGTATGCAGATAACTTTGACAAGATATTCAACTCTGAAGACAAGAATAAAGGTAAAGCAAAATAACCATGAGTAATTACTGGAGAAATAATGTGCATCGGAAAATAGACCCAGAAGACGTTCCTTTGATCCATGCGCTCTATGCGGAAGGTCTGACCCAGAAGCAGATCGCAGACAAGTTTGAGATCACTAATGCTCACGTTAGCAAAATACTCAAAGGCAAAACTTGGAAGCATCTGTTGATTCAATCAGAAATTATTGAGCAGCAAAACGCTCCGTTGAACAACAAATGTCATTGTGGTGAAAAAGCAGTGGTGTTTGAGGATGGCATCTATGAATGCGGAACGTGTTGGGCGCAAGCAAAGGCAAAGGCGAAATGAAAGAACCAGAGACAATGGTTATCACGCACGAAGGCGATATTGATAACGTCATGCAGTATGTGAAGCACCTGGTCACACAACA